GCTAAATCTATTCTTTGTTTTTCACCTTCACTAAAAGAAGAGTATGAGAAATCTTCATGAATAGGGGACTGAACAGTTTCATTAAATTCTTGATCAAGAGTGAAGTTAATGTAAAAGTCCATCATCTGTAAATAACGATTAACTTGCTGATTAATTAAGGGCAGATACTTTTTAATGATTTTAGATTTTACTCCACCATCTTTAAGTAAACTATACGAAAAATCATAATAGTTAACAATATCTTTTTTTGAAGCAAGACTATCGTAGGTAATTTTTAAGTTATCTTTAAATGACTCTAACTTCTCATGTTCAGTATTTCTGTTTTCAAGTTGTTTGGTAATTGTTTGAACTTCATTCTCAAGATCTCTGATTTGTCTTTGATATCCAGAGATCTTAATATTGTTTTGAGAAATATCATTAGTGAGCTTTAAAATTTCCTTTGTAATAGTGTTGAATTGACGCTCTCTTCCTTCTTCCTCTTTAATTGCTTCCTCCAGTTCTTTATAACCAGATTGCAACTCTTTTGCTTTATTTTGAGCGTCATTAATTCTATTTATTCTAAAGTCATCATCAATCTCTTGAGTGCAAGTAGGACAGACTGTATTTTCTGTGAAGAATTTATGTTCTTTTGTAAGAGTAGATACTTTTTGTGATATCTTTCCTTTTAATGTTCCAAATTTTCTAAGCTTATCACCGGCACCAACATATTCCTCAACTTCTTTTTGTTTTTCAAAAATACCCTCTTCAAGGACTGCACTCTCTCTCATAAACAACTCAACTTCTTTGTCTAAAGTAGAAATTGAATAAAGTTTCTTTTGAATATTTTCTTTTCCACGATTTTCTAGTTCTTCAATAAAATTCTCTTGCATCTTAACTTTATCCAAGAAAGATTCTTTTTTAAGATCCAAGATTTTGATTTCTTCTTTACTCTGTCGAATTTTTTCTTTGATTAAAGTATTCATTGAAGAGAATATTCTTATGTCCAATAAATCTTCAATCACTTCTCGTCTGTGAGCAGCAGAAAGTTGCATAAAAGGAACAAAGTTACTACTGCCCAAAATTACAATTTGAGTAAAAGATTTATAATTCATTTTAAGAACATTCTGCTCTAACCATTTTTGTTGGTCAAGAGCAGCAGAAGATTGATCTAGAATTGCATTATTTTTCCAGATTTCAAATATTGCTGGTTTAATTCCTCTTATAACTTTCCAATCACTTTTACCAATAGAGAACTCAACTTCAACTTTACAATCTTTTTCGTTTACAGAATTAACAAGTTGTGGTTTGTTTATGCGTCTAAAACTACGTCCAAATAAAGAAAAGCACAGAGCATCAAGAACAGTACTTTTACCTGCTCCATTTGTACCGACAATTAAGTTAGTTTTGTTTTTAGTAAAATCTATTTCTGTATATTGATTACCAGTAGACAACAAATTTTTATATTTTATAGTTTTAAATAAAATCATAATCAGAATCAGGAGGAACTACAATATCATTTGGGGTAATAAGTGCATACTGATACCCATGCATTTCGCAAGTTTTTATCATTACTTCATCTTCAATTTCAATCACATGCATTTCTGGATATCCATCGTCCTCTAACATCATAGCATATCTAGTAGCATCATCTTCTTCCTGAAAGAGATATAAAATGTGTTCTCCATCATCATCAATTACTGAATATGCACCTTCTTTTTCTTTTCCATTAATTGTTAAAATAAACATTAGACCATTTCACATGCTTCTTGATATATTTCTCCAAGCATTTTTTGAAGAACTGACTTATCAAGGTTAACATCTGCCTCCTCAATATATCTGTTCAGAACAGAAATAGTATCTTCAGATTCAAATGCTTCAAAATCTTCAGATACTTCTATTACAAAATTTTCTACTACTTTAAGTTCAGCAATATTTGCATTATAAAGTTTATCTATAAATCGTTCAAATTGTTTAATGTCTGATTTTTTGCGAACAATTACACGAACAATTTTATTTTCATACTCTCGCACATCAAATGTCTGATATGGAGTATCCTCATAGTATATGTTATAGAACATACGATAAGGATTATCTATATGAAAGTGTTCCAATGTTTCGGTATCAAAAATAGTAAATCCACGAGTATCATTCACATCACTCCAGTATATTTCGTAAGGATTGCCCAAATAGAATACAGTTCCATTATCAGAACGAGTATGGTAATGCCCAGAAAATACCTTTTTGAAGTTTGAAAAAAGATTCGCTTCCAGTCCATGTTCTTCCATTACTAGATTTTTATTTACTCTAAAACCTTGAAGTTCAAGGTGTCCCATCACAACTTTTGCTTTAGTGTTCTTAATTAATTTAAATGACTTATCTTGATTTTCAATATTGATCCAAGGAAGAAGAAGAATATTTAACCCACCAATATTAACTTCAGTTGGTTCAGAATAAGTTTTGATATTCTGATAATCTTTAAGCAAGAGTTCAGGAGAATTTATTTTATTAGAATTTTTAAAGTAAACATCATGATTTCCTGTAATTAAATGAACCTTATATTTTAAAAGTGGTTCAAGAACAACTTTACGAGTCCAATCAAGTCCCACAAAATCAATTGACTTACGACTATCAAAAGCATCTCCCATATGAATAACTGTATCAATCCCATACTGTTCCAGCGTTGGGAAAAAAACATTATTATAGAATTGCTCAAAATAATCTTGAAATAATCTTGAGGACTTTCTGGCAGACCAGTGAGTATCTGTTAAAATTGCTACACGCATCAGTTACGAAGCTTTGAATAAATGGAATCTTTGATCGAATTATAATCTGAATAGTTGCCGTTGTCAACCGTATTGTCGTCAGTGAAAACATCCGAGTATCCAGAACGTTCCAGAATTTTATTTTTAATTTCTAATTGACGTTTTTCTCTTTGAATGCGACGAAGAAATGCAAAGTGAATAATTTGAGTAAAGTATGCGAAAGGATTTTGTGACCTCTCTGGATCAAAATTATGAATATATTGGACGCAGTTTTCAATACCATCAGAAATCATATCTTCCTTAAACATATAGTTTACGAAGTTTGGTTTAAAAGAAAGGTGATTTGCAATCTTCAAAAAACACTCTCCAACATATCTGGGGATTTGAGGTTTTGTTTCCCATCTTTTTGCTCTATCTTCTTTCAGAGGTTCTCTTCCATGTAGTTGAATAAAAGTAATCTCCACATCCTCACGATATTTGATGAGTGCTGCAAGAAACTCCTTGTTATTAACGTAATGCTCTGACCTTTTTCTCTTGGCCATAACTGCTGTGGTTATCATAAGTTTTTGTCATTATTATGTAGATATTATAACACTTATGTAAATGATTGACAAGATTTCAGAAACTCTGTATAATAACCTTTGTGGAGGTTCATAAGTTATATCTCTTAAATACTTTAAGAAAGCTTAAAGATCTTTTCCAATATTTCTTTAGCATCATTAACATTGGATATATATCCCATTCTTCTATTGATCCTTGATTCATTATTTTTTTCTTTACCAGATTGCCGAACATAAGATTGGTACATCATTATCATTTCAATATCAGAAGATTCTGAAAGAGTAAGAACGTCTTGTAAGTTAATAATAAACATATCTTCTGTGGTTGTCTTTAACCATGGTTCTATTTTATATCCTAATATTTTAGATCTATTTTTTATTTCAGAAACAATTATAGGATTTGAAATAATTAACATGGTTCTATCACTTTCTTCTGATGCTGCCACTTTAGCAAATATTTCTTCACCTGTTTTTAATTTAAGAGTGCAGTAAAAATCCTCTTCAATGCCCATTTTTCTTTAGTTGTATTGTAGTAATTTCATAGTTAAAGTTTTCCTCATTATATATTTTTATACGTTCAATAAGGTGATTTAAGGTATAGTTTTTTCTTGATTTATAAGTACAATCATCAGAGATGTCGTACAAGATTGCTTTAGTTTTATTTTTTCCTTTTCTAAGTACTCTTCCAATTGACTGAAGATTTCTGATTCTTGACTTACTGGGCGAAGCAAAGATAACATTATCGAGGTTCTTAATGTTAATACCTGTAGAAAATGTTCCATAAGAAGCAACAATAATTGCGTTATTTTCTCTTTCAGTAATCTCTCTCACCAACTCTCTTTCTTCAGCATCCACTCCACCATGTATAAAAAATATTTTACGATCAATTTGCTTATATGTATTTATCAATTCATAAAGTATTGCTCCGTGAGTTTCTACTCTACTATAAAGAATCAAAGTATTTCCTTTCAAATCTAAAGAAAGATTTGTGATAAATTTATTTCTTTGCTCATGACTAATTAAATATTGAATTTCATCTTCATAAGTTTCAAACTTTTGTGGCAAATGCTTAAGAACAATACATTGAATATTTAATTGAGAAATATATCCTTGTTCCATCAACTCTATTGTTCTTGTGACTTTATATGATGGACCAAACAGACCTTCTAAAACCCATTTATGAGTTTGAGTTCCATCTAAAGTTCCAGTAAATCCAAAACGATATTTTGCATGATGGAGTTTAGTCATTATTTCAATCAGTGATTTACTCTTGAATAAATGAGCTTCATCACCTATAATAACTCCATAGTCTTCAAAAAACGAACGTTCTAATTTATATACTGACTGCCAAGTTGTAATAGTAACAGGGTGCTCATTTGTTTTTTCTCTTCCGGAATAAATGCGGTGACAATATGATTCAACATCCCAACCATAATCTCCAAAATCCTTGTACATCTGCTCTACAAGAGATGTTGTTGGGACAACTAAAAGAATTCTTTGCCCTCTCTCAACATAATATCTTGCAATAGAATAAATCATCAAAGATTTACCACTCGCAGTGGGACTTATCAATAGTTTTCTATTATGTTTTAATGCATCATATACTCCATCAATTTGATAGTCCCGAGGAGAATGAGAGCATATAGATTTCATATAGTCTTTTACACCCTCAAATGATACCATATCATTTGTTTCAAAGGGTTGCCCATAAAATTTATTTTCTTTAAACTCATACTTATAATTGTGAAGAGTGAGTTTTTCAATTATTTTATCTAATAGACCAACGTAAATTTCTCCAGTATGAGTGCTCAACAAACGAATCTTTCCATCCCAGTGCTTACTTCTATACTGGGACATAAATTTTGCAGACTCAACTTCAAATGTAAAGTAAGGTTGAAGTTCGTATAAAATATGCGGATCGCAATGAAGTTTTAAATGCACTTCATTTTTCTTTTCAATAATTACGTCACTCATAGTAATCATAATACTACGAGTATTTATTTAACCTAATCCAGATGCAAATTTTTGAAAGTCAATTGCGTTTTTTATTTGATAGTTTCTTTGATGAATCATCTTCATAATATCTTGAAGATAACTTAACATTACATCATAATAATCAACCTTTAATGAAGATTGTGATAATTTTTCATCAGAGTCCAAGTAACCCTGAAGAGTTTCTTTATCCCTAATTTTTTTGGGAAATGGATTTTCTAGATAAACATCAGGATCTGCTTTACCTGTAAAATATTCGTACCTTTGATGTCTAATATTTTTTTTCTGTTGCTCTGCTTTTTTCTTTAATAAAATAATTGTATTATAAATTTCAAAATATTTTGAATGAAGAATTGGAATATTTAAAGATTCTGTATGAAGATTGTCTGGGTCTATTCTAGAATCTTGCTCCCACATTTTTTGAATTGTATCAAGGTCTAAACTCATAGGGGGTTGCCGCCAAGATCTACTATATTGTAAATAGTATACTTGAAACTTACGTCTGCTGTAAAGTACTGAACATCTGTTGATGTTGCATCAAATGATAAGGTTCCTAATGAATATGGAAATAAATCTTTAAATATAATTTGAAAATTTGGAACTGATGCGCTTGTTAAAACTTGAAGTGTTCCATCAGAGTAAATATTTTGCCTATCATTTAAATAATTTCCTTTAGATATTCCTGATCTATTTAAATCTCTAAACTCTTGAACTTCTTCTGGATATCCAAGTCCACGAATCCAATTTTGAATCTCCATATAGTTTTCTAAATCTTCATCTACAAGAAATCTTAAAGAAAAATCACCAAAGACTATTTTATCTCCTGGAGTATCAATATCCTTTAAGTAAGTTGGTTGAATAGCAATTCCTAAATTTAAATCTGGAATATTTGCAGAGTTACAAAAAAATGAAACTTTAGGAGCTCTTTTTAGAGAAAATTTAAATCCTGTAGGAGATAGAAAGTTTCTATTTTGTGGTTGATTTGATGGCATAATATTTTTGTAATTATTTAGATAAAAAAAGACCCCCCGAAGGAGGTCTTATATAATCTTGTAAGAAAAACTTACATCAGATTTTTGACCGCAACTCTACGATAGTAACGGTTTGCATTAATCGTAAGACCGCCGAGACCTGCATCAGTACCCTCAGCGAATGGGTTTGCAACCATTCCATAACGGGTCTTAAATCCAATTTTTGGTTGGAAGTTGTTCTCACCAACGGCACGAACCATCTGGAGAGGCACATAAGGGCAGTAGAAGAGTCCTGCGTCATAAGGAGAAGAACCCTTATAACCAACAACATAATATTGGTTACCAGGAGATGCATTACCTGAAGTCAGGTTAGCTGCATATGGGTCAATGTATACGCGGAATTTGCCCATTAAAGTACCAGCAAAAGTATTGCCGGTATCATCAACGTTCAGATTGCTGTTGAGAGCAGGAGTATAATCAAGAACGCCAGCCATGGTCAGTGCTGAAGCAACGTCAGCAGAGCACAGGATGATGTTGCCCTTTCCTCTACGAGTCCTTTGTGCGATTGCGTTAGCATCACGCTCGATTTGGAACAGAAGACCTTTGAACTTCTCAACTGACCAACGACCATTAGAGTCGATGTCCAAGTCAAAAATACCAGGAGTTGCAACGTTCTGCACAGCACCCTGTTCAGCAACCTTGTAGACGGTTCTGATAACTTCACGGTTGATTTCAGCAAGAATCTCTGTGGAGAGAATATTTGCCAATTCCGCTTCAGCATTCAGACCATGGATTGCCTTGAGGTCTTGAGCGAGCTCAAGTGAGTACTCAGCTTTCAATGCGCGTGACTTTGCAGTAACGGTGACTTTCTCGATTGAGAATGCCATCTGGTTGAAAGCATCCGCCCCCGTACCATCAAGACCTTCTGCAGAATCTGTACGAAGACCTTGACCAACATTATATGCGGTCGAAGTAGCAGTGCCAACTGGGTTCAGAACTGAAGGATTAGTACCACCTTGTGTAGTAGTACCCATACCAACAGTACCGTTGGTAAATCCATTAACATCATCAAGTCCTTTAGGTTGACCGGAGAATGCAGAGTCTGCTTCATTGAAGAATGCTTCATTTCCAGTTTGATTCACATAACGTGAACGCATTGCAAAGATGAGTCCAGTAGGACCACTCATTGGTTGAACGCCTGCAATATCATAGGCGATCAAATTAGGCATTGAACGTCTGATCAGTGAGATCAGAACGGGATCGAAACCTGCAGTAGGACCAGTGCCGCCTGCATTTGTGAATCCACCATTACCAACTGAGTTGGTTGGTGCTTCCGTCAGGAATGAACCTGCGGTTTCGAAAGAGGATTGCTCCCTTAAAAATTTTTCTTGGTTTTCTAACAGGACTGCGGTTACCGCTCTACGATGTGAATCTTTGATTGAATCAAGACCCTCATAATTGAGAAGAGGTGCCCACTTTTCC